ACAGAACTTAATCAGTTCGATGCAGGTGACATGAAAGGCGATATGGGTCGTAAAGCAAAAGCTCTAAAGGCATTAGTAATGAACTGTGTTAATATGTTCGGTAGTTATAATGTAGGGCTAGTAGCAACAAACCACACTTACCAATCACAAGATATGTTTGACCCAGACGATAAGATCTCGGGCGGACAAGGCTTTATCTATGCTTCAAGTATTGTTATTGCAATGAAGAAGATGAAACTTAAAGAAGATCAAGATGGTAATAAAGTAAGTGATGTACGTGGTATTAGAGCAGGTTGTAAAGTAATGAAAACTCGTTATGCAAAACCGTTCGAAGGCGTACAAGTTAAGATCCCTTATGAAACAGGAATGGATCCTTATAGTGGACTTGTTGATTTATTTGAAAAAGCCGGGTTACTTAAAAAGCAAGGTAACAGACTTGCCTATAAGGCTAAAGATGGAACAGAGATGATAGAATTTCGTAAGAACTGGATTGGTGAAAAACTACAAGTTGTTATGAATGATGTTCAATCTAGCGATGTCGGCTTAGATTTAGAAACAGAAACAGAAACAGTTCCTGAAACTGTTGAAACTGAATAAGAGGTTATTATGGACGAAGATTGTTTGCCAGAAATATGGAATGTTCTCAAAGAATATATTCCAGCAAAAGATAGACAAACAGCCGCCGATCATTGGGTGTCGTCATTGATTGACTTAGGTGTAGCAGACGAAACACTAACAGACTTGGGGAAAGAAGATCCACAAATCCGTAGTGCAGTAGCAGATGCTATTCCTGATGAAGAAGTAGACGACGAAGATGAATACGGAGACGAATAAATGAGTTGGTACGGTAAAGTAACACATGACTTATCTAACTTACCTGGATTTATAATGCATTTTGAAAAAGAATTAGAAGATGCACGAAAAGATGTGGGTATATATGGTATTGTTGAAAAAAGTTTAAGGTCTTTACCAGGTATTACTGAGCATCGCTTTAACCAGTTACAAGAGGTTGAGGCGGTGCTTAATCACCTACACATTCAGTTACGAAAAATTAGACGTAAGTATTTTCAAAAATATCTAGAAACATATGCTAGGGCGTTAACAAGCCGCGATGCAGAAAAATATGTTGACGGAGAAGACGAAGTAATAGACTTTGAAACCTTAATTAATGAAGTTGCGTTATTGCGTAACAAGTGGTTAGGTATACTTAAAGGCATAGATGCTAAACAATGGCAACTAGGTCATATTGTAAAACTTAGAACAGCCGGAATGGAAGATGTATCATTATAAAACAAGTAAACGTGCAGTAGATATACTGTACGAATACAACAAGTTTACTAAAGATTATAACACGTTTCTTACATCGTTAAAAGACGATAGTTCGGCTAGTTTAGATTTTAAACGCAATAAATATTTGTTAGATCAACTAGCAGAAGACTTGAATCGTAGTTTTAATCGAGTTAAAGCAGATGTATTTAATAAGAAAATAACTAATACAAAAAACAAACTCGAAGATGTTAAAGTAGAGTTCATGAAGGGAATGTTAAACGATGGATTTTCTGTTAAGTAACCCAGCGAACTCTAGACTACACAGTCTTAATTTTTTAAAGATAATATACGAATATCCTGAAATGCTAGAAAGCATCGACAGTGTGTTAGATGTTGGAAGTAGAGATGGACATGATGCTCATTGGTGGGCAGAGTGTGATGATGGAGACGAGTCAAATCCTTTACCATTAAACATTAATGTTACTGCATTGGATAATAATCCTAATTGGAATAAAGACTTTGAACATAGTAATGTTAACAAGGTAAAAGCCGATTGGGACACTATTACATTTGATAAAAAGTTTGATGTAGTATGGGCTCATAGTGTTTTACAAGAAGCAAATAACCCTTTAAAGTTTTTACACAAAATGAATGAATTCACTAGTGATGGTGGAGTCATGTGTTTAAGTTTCCCTACAACAATAAACACGTTTTATGGTGAACCAGATCATAGAATTTACGAAACTGCAAAACATCAAATTACTATACCAAGTTTAATTTATATGTTGGCATTAAGTGGATTTAATAGTAGAGATGGTTTTATCTATAAACAACCTAACACGAATGTTATCAATGCATTTGTATACAAAGATTCAGCAGAAGTGTTTGATTATAACGAAAAGTCAATACACGAGTTACTGGACTTTATGCCCGAAGTATGTACACAACAAATTGAAAAGTTTGGTTATATAACAAACAAGGGATTGATCCTAAAATGGTTAACAGGTACCATAGTAGACTATTCAAACGTCTAAATTATAGCAGTAAATCAGATAAGTAGTATATATGAAGAAACTTGTATTAGTTACAGGAGGCTTTGATCCCATTCACGATGGACATATCTCCTACTTCGTCGAAGCCAAGAAACTAGGCGACAAACTTATTGTCGGCATTAATAGTGACGAATGGTTAAGACGCAAGAAGGGTAAAGAATTTCAATCATTGGAAATTCGAACAACAATCATACAACATTTAGACATGGTATCGGAATGTATTCATTTCGATGATTCAGATGGAACTGCCAAAGATGCTATACAAGTTCTTTTAGAGAAATATCCAGAAGATGAAATCGTATTTGCAAATGGCGGAGACAGAACAGACGAGACAACACCCGAACACAAAAGTTTTGCACTTAAAGACAGATTAACATTTGCTTATGGTGTAGGTGAAGAAAAGAAATACGGTTCACGTGACTTTTTAGCATCTTGGGTAAATCAACAAACAGAAAAATCCTGGGGTCATTACAAAGTATTATACAGAGACGATAACGTTAAAGTAAAAGAAATTGTTATACGTCCTGGAGAAACGTTGTCGTACCAAAGACATAATCTTAGAAGTGAAATATGGTTTGTAACAAAAGGTGTACTTGCTAATAATACAGAACATCCGGCGGATCGTAGATTACTTAAAACAGAAACTTTTAATAAGCATGAATTCACAAATATAACAGTGGGCACATGGCATCAGTTAAATAATCCTAGTAACGAAGACGTAAAGTTAATTGAAATACAATACGGCGATAAGTGTACAGAGGAAGACATAGAACATAAAAATGAGTAGCATTAAAACAACACAATGCAAACATGGTAAGTTTTCTTACTTTACCAATGATGTTATTATTGGTAAAAGTTTGGATCTGTATGGCGAGTATTGTGAACAAGAGTTCACAATTATGCAACATATGGTTAAACCAACTGATTATGTATTAGACATAGGTGCTAATATTGGTGTACATACTATATGGTTTGCCAAACACGCATTTCAAGGATTTGTTAGTGCATTTGAACCAAACGAATTTAGTAGAGAATTACTACAAAAGAATTTACACAACAATCAAATTAAAAATGTAACAGTGTACAACAACTGTTTGGGTAATAAGGTTAGTTCGGTGTTTATAAGTTCGTATAGTCCACACGTTCCGGGTAATTATGGAGAATGTACTGTATTGAACAAACGTGCAGGACCTTTCCATACATCACAAATGGTAACTGTTGATGATCTAGACCCTGTAAAAATTGACTTTATGAAAATAGACGTTGAAGGGTACGAAAAGGAAGTAATACAAGGTGCTATAAAATCTATTGAAAAGTTTAAACCGAGTATGCTTATCGAAGTAAACGATAGCAAGACCCATGTAGAGTTTCTGTGGAATACATTAGTAAACAAAGATTACGGCTTATGGTGGTTACCGGTTAAAAACTACAATCCAACAAATTTCAAAGGTCAAAGAGCAAACATCTTCTTAAACAGTGGTGTAGTGAATATTATAGCAGTACACAGAAGTAAGCAAAACTCCGAAATTTTGAACAAAGCATTACAGCCAGTGTTAGGTATTGATGACACTTATATAAAGATGTATAAAAGATTAGAATACTAGTTGACAAGACGCATTACTGAGTGTATATTAACACTATAGTAATTAAATTGGAGACTAGCAAAATGACACACAAGTATATTGTACGATACGTTACAGACGACGATCCCAGAAGTAAAGAAGTTATTATGTTAGCAGGAGATGAACAAGATGCTAGAAAGCAACTAGAAGACGAGTTCTTAGATATAGTTGACTACATTAACGTTTTGAGCATCACAAACCAAGCATCTGCAAAGGAATCACGCAAAGAAGCAGAAACATATTTTAGTTAAATAAAAATTAATAATTAAAGCCTTGTTTATCAAGGCTTTTTTTATGACTGAAAAGGTTGACAGATCTGCTATAGATGTTATTATAGTTATAGTAAGTTAATTAAAGGAGTTATTGATATGATGAACATTTTACTTAAACAAGCAGTTGAGCAAGTTGTTGAAACAATGAAGAACGATTATATTCGTTGGTCTACACAAGACGGCAAAAAAACAATGTCAGAGTACAGTAAGGAAGTTGTTGATAATTGGAACATTGAAATTAAAGATGGTCAAAAGTATATTAAACTAATCAAAAAAGACCACAAAAGTTCAATGCAAGGTGGTAGTGTGCAAGGCTTTATTGTTAAGGTTCCTACTAAAGGATTTGTAGAAGGCGATATGCTTAAAGCGGCAGGGTATAATGCTCCTGCGATGAACTTCAAACGTGGTAACGTTTATGAAGATGCTAATAACATGAATATAATTAGTTGGACAGGGATTCAATAAGATGGACGAAGTGTTTATAGAAAAAGCCAAAGAATTTGCCCGTGTGTCACACGCAGGGCAAGTTCGCAAATACACAGGCTTACCTTATGTTACTCACACAGAAGAAGTAGCAGACATTGTTCGTAGTCACAACGGCAGTAAAGAAATGATTGCCGCGGCTTTATTACATGATGTAGTAGAAGACACTAACGTAACAAACGATGAAATACGAGTCTTATTTGGCAATTCTACTGCTGACATGGTTAAATGGTTAACTGATACTTCAAAGCCCGGAGACGGGAATCGTACAGTGCGTAAAGGCATTGATAGAGACCGGTTAAGCCAAGCATCAGCGGCGGCACAATTAATAAAAGCGGCAGATATGATTAGCAATGGTAAGGATATCAAAGTTAACGATCCAAAGTTCGCAGTAACTTATATCGCTGAAATGGACTTGTTATTAAAAGCAATGACAAAGATACATTTAATGGATATATACAAACAAGCACAAGGAGTAGTCAATGCAATTTGATAGTGGAGAACCAGATAAAGTTATGGTACATTGTACTGATAACGATAGGAAATGGGAAGGGACTGTTATTCAATCACATAATGATGTAGTTAAAGTAATGTTAGAGGGAGTACCTCTAAACTTTAACAGGTATAAGGGTAAGAACTTATATGTTGCAAATTTTAGTGGTATGGAATTAACATTCAGTTTTGATTAATGCGGTTAGATTTACACGGATACACATTACACGATGCTTGGCGTAAATTTAAAGTACACGTTGAGTTATGTGAATTAAATGGTGTTGTAAAGTTTACAGTAATTACAGGACAGGGCAAGATATATGACGAAATGCACAAATGGTGTGAAGCAATACCTAGTATATCCGAAGTATTAACACCTATGAGAGGTCCTGGATCTTACCAAATACGTTTAAAAAAGAAGAAAAAAGTTTTAAAAACTTCCATTGAGTCAGAAAATCCAGTAAAATCAATGGTTAATATTGCACCATTATTAAAGAAATGGGGTCTAAAAGGTTGACAGATAGACGTAAGATGCTATACTAGTAATATAAGTTAAACAAATAAGGAGATACATAATATGGCGTTTGTTAATAAAGAAGATGTTAAAGCAATTAGACAAGAACTTAAAAAACAATATCCTAACATTAAGTTTAGTGTAAGAAAAGATCACCATTCAAGTGTACAAGTTACATTGGTTTCAGGTGATGTTGACTTTTATGATGGATCTTTAGATTTCTTTGACAGGTACTCACAGAAAATTACACCATTTCCGGGTTCAGCACAAATTAATCATTATCATACACATTTTTATGGTATACATAAAGCATTGTTTGATAGCATATATGAAATATGTAAAACTGCTCCAATTAACGGAAACGGTTATCATAAAGGCACAGGCTGGTTTGATAAGTCAGACTGCCAAACAGATTATTTCCATACTGCATATTATATCAACATTGCCGTTGGTGAATGGAACAAAAATTATGAAACAACTAACCAAAAGGTTGCCGCATAATGAAATAAAAGGTTGACACATAGTACAGATGTGTTATTATAGTAATATAAACATTTAAACAAAAAACGACGAATAGGAGTCATACATGAATAGTTACGTTTTAGTTAAAAGTGGTTCATACAGAAACCAAGCAATAAAGAACAAAGTTTTCCCATTAGTGAAAAACATTACAGAAAGCAAAACAGGAATGTTTGTTACTGTAGATGGAACAGAAGGCTTTGGATCAGACAAAATTAGGGTAAAGATTAAAACCCCTACCGCAATTACTTTCGTTGATAGGTCAGAGTATGCTTCACAAGTTGAAGCAGATACACCTAAAGAAAGTTCCAAGTTAAATGCAAAAGACGAAAAGAGGATCATAGAAATCCAGGATAGGTTTGAGATCCTGAATGAAATGACAGGTGCTCTTAAAAATAATGACATTAGGGCAATGATTGTTACTGGACCTCCAGGTGTTGGTAAATCATACGGTGTCGAAACTACACTAGAAGAACAGTCGGGTTTTGATGACCTTGCTGGTAATAGGAAGTTTGAATTTGTAAAAGGTGCAATGACGGCACTAGGTCTTTATGCTAAACTTTATGAATACAGTGCTCGTGGTAACGTAGTTGTATTTGATGACTGTGATAGTGTATTGCTAGATGATTTAGCTCTTAACATTCTTAAAGCGGCACTTGATAGTGGTGCTAGACGTAAGATTTACTGGAATGCAGATTCAAGTAAATTGAGAGCAGAAGGTATTCCTAACAGTTTCGACTTCCAAGGAAGTGTTTGCTTTATTACAAACATCAAGTTTGACAATGTTAAAAGCAAAAGACTTAAAGATCACTTAGATGCTTTAATGTCACGTTGTCATTACATTGACTTAACACTTGATACTGAACGAGACAAGTATCTTAGAATTCAGCAAATTGCTCGAAAAGGTGACTTGTTTCAAAACTTTAAGATGTCAGATGATGAAGAGAAAGAAATACTTCAATTCATGTTTGAGAAAAGAAAGTTCCTAAGGGAAATGTCGTTAAGGATGGCACTGAAGATTGCGGACCTTAAAAAGTTAAGTCCGGGCAACTGGCAGAACTTGGCGGCTTCGACGTGTATGCGAAGAGCATAACAAATTAATAAAGCGGTCTTCGGACCGCTTTTTACCTTTAAGGAATAAGAATGCAATTTTATAAACCCACAGACCTAGAGTATTGCTTAAAAGTGGCAATAGGTGTGATAGCAAGTCCGGTACCTCCGAAGTTTATACATAAGCCTATTAGTCTAGCAAATTATGATGTTGGTTTTGTTAATAATGCAGTTCGTAGTATTAACAAAGGTGAAGGATTAAGCGACAGGCAACGAGCTCTTACAATTAAACTTGTAAGCAAATACGAACGCCAGTATAAACGATTAGGTATCGATGTTACTGAGCTAGTGCAATCTCCGACTTGGACAAGTGAATTACGTCAAGTAGATAGAACAAAATATATTGATATCGAAGACGACAAGATTATTATGAAGTTTCCTTATAACAAGGAAATGATTAGGGAAATAAATTCATTAGCAAAGAAGTTAAAATCTAATAAAACATATTTTGAAAAAGAGACAAAACAATACCAAACAACGTATAATGAATATAACTTACTTGCATTATATAATTGGTCAGCCAAATATAAGTTTGACTATTCTGATGCAGTAAAAGACTTATACAAGAAATGTAAATCCATTACTAGTAATCGAAGCGAGTATGCAATACAATTAGTAGTCGAAGACGACACTTGTTTATTGCGTAATGCACCGGACACTTTAAACGAATGGTGGACAACTAATATGTCGAGCAAGAACCGTATGAACCAAATAGTTACTGCGGCTAATCAAAACTTAGACATTGTTAATAACAGTACAAACATAAAACTTTCTAAAGTTGGAACAGAAATGTTACAAAATAGAGGTGGCAAGTTTGACTGGACAGAAGTAAAACCAGAAGAAATTTATAATTCAGCAGTTAACGATTTTGGCTTTAAACGAGTTGCATTCGTTATAGACGGTAGAACACTTACACCCGAACTAATTGATAACCTAGAAGATTTGGTGTCTAAGTTGGGCAAAGACGTCTGTACAGTGCAGTTAAAGAACAATCACCACTACTTTAACGTTAATAAGTCATTGACTTCGGACACAAAATTTGCTATAATAGATAGTATACAAAGGTATTCCAATCCTAAAGTAAAAAGTGACTGGAAGCCTGACTTTGTTATTAGTACGAATTCTATAAGCAAGTTTAGACAATATGGCTTCAATGTCATCAACGGACAATCCGGAGTGACATTTGTTAATGATGCGTGGATTTGTTATTACACACTAGGGAAAATAAATGCCACAAGCAAAATTATTGATTAGAGATGAAGTAAACGTTTCTATAAAAGGGTTAGAACTAGACGCCAGGCGTCGATTGTCTAATATGTTTAAGTACGAAGTTCCTTATGCACGATATCTTCCAGCAGTTCGTTTAGGGCGGTGGGACGGAAAAGTTGCATACTTTCAGTTAGGTGGTAGCACATACATTAATCTTCTTCCAAAGATTATTCCTGTGTTAGAAGAAATGAAATATCAAATTGAACTAGATGATCAACGAGATTATCAAACAAGATTTGATTTTGACGAAATCGATGAAACTGCATTTAATGATGTGATGTGGCCCAAAGGTCATCAACTTGTAGGCGAACCAATTGTATTGCGTGATTACCAAGTAGAGATTATTAATAATTTCTTAAAGAATCCACAAAGTATGCAGGAGATTGCCACTGGTGCAGGTAAGACATTAATAACTGCCGCATTAAGTAGTAAAGTCGAACAGTACGGTAGAAGCATTGTAATAGTGCCAAATAAGTCGCTAGTAACACAAACAGAAGAAGACTATGTCAACATGGGACTAGACGTTGGTGTGTTTTACGGAGACCGAAAAGAGTTTGGACACAAGCATACTATTTGTACTTGGCAAAGTCTAAACATTCTTTTAAAGAATACAAAGAACGCAGTTGCACCTATCACTATACAAGAATTTATTGCAGGTGTAGTTTGTGTTATGGTAGATGAAGTGCATATGGCAAAAGCGGATGCATTGAAAACATTGTTAACAGGACCTATGAGTCAAATACCAATTCGTTGGGGACTAACAGGAACAGTGCCAAAAGAAGATTTTGAATTTATGAGTATTATGGTAAGTTTAGGAGAAGTAGTTGGTAGAAAAACTGCAAGTGAATTACAAGAACAAGGTGTACTTGCTAACTGTGAAGTTAATGTATTGCAATTAATTGACCATGGAGATTATGGAAACTATCAAAGTGAATTAAAGTATTTGCTAACAAACGCAAAAAGATTGGATTATCTTGCTAAACTGCTCGGTACAATAGGGCAAGATGGCAATACTCTTGTATTAGTAGACAGAGTAGAATCGGGTAAAGAACTAGTAAGCAGACTTGGAGACAGAGCAGTATTTGTAAGTGGTGCCACTAAAACAAGTGAAAGAAAAGCACACTATGACGAGATTGCAGACGTTGACAATAAGATTATTGTAGCAACATATGGTGTTGCGGCAGTAGGTATTAATATACCAAGGATATTTAACCTTGTATTAATCGAACCAGGAAAAAGTTTTGTAAGAGTAATACAAAGTATTGGACGTGGTATTCGTAAAGCAAGTGATAAAGATTTTGTTAAAATATGGGATATTACAAGTACTTGTAAATATGCCAAGCGACATTTAACTAAACGAAAAAACTTCTATAAAGAAGCAAATTATCCATTTGTTGTAAAAAAGACAGATTGGAATGAATAATATGGAGAATCAAATAATGAAAAACGTTAAACAAGGAAAACCCACAGTGCAACCTAAACCACCTGGAATACTTATGTGGGAGGCAGGTGTTTATTACTTTGCAGATCCATTTACAACTGAAACTACAAAGCCAGTAATTCAGTGGATTATTGAAAAGAACTTGGCACCGGATACTGAACGCCCTAAAGAGCTAACACTTATTATTAACAGTCCGGGCGGTGATGTGCATAGTGCATTTGCTTTAATTGATACAATGAAGGCAAGTGGTATTCCAATCAAAACCGTAGGACTAGGACTTATTGCAAGTTGTGGTATACTTACATTTATGAGTGGAGCAAAAGGCAAACGTATCATTACGCCTAATACAAGTATTTTATCACATCAATACAGTTGGGGTTCAACAGGTAAAGAACATGAGTTATTTGCCCGTGTTAGAGAGTTTGAACTATCAAGCGAACGTATGATGCAACATTATAAAAAATGTACTGGATTATCTGAAAAGAAAATCAGAGAAGTATTGTTACCACCACAGGACATTTGGTTATCAGCCAAAGAAGCAGTCAAATTTGGTATAGCAGACAAAATTAAGGAGTTATATTAATATGCAAATTCTTACATTAGAAAATAAAACTTTTGTAATGAACGACTTGCCTGAAGAAGTAGATGATTTAAGGTTTGCCGTTTTAGACAACAGTAATCCTAAAGATCCTGATTATTACTTTATTCCACTTATTTTCCTACAAAGTTTTAATGCTCCGGCATTAGTATTAAGAATTGGAGAGTATACAATTAGAATGCCACGTGATTGGCAACTATTAATTGGTGAAGCAGAAGTAGGCGACTTAGAAGTTGTTCCGTTAACAAGTTTAAACGATAGAGGGTTTAATGCATTCACGTTTAATCCACGTGGTGATTTTAGACCTGAGTTTTATCCAGTAGAAATAGTAGATGTGTATCAGGAAGTTAAGTGGTATTTCCCTAAACTTAAACCTGGGCATTTATTAGCAGTACCTT